ACCTTCTTTCATATCGTTATATTCAATCTCAAAATCACCTGCTTTATTTAAACCTGTCATTTCAACTTCAAATTTAAGAGTATACTTTTCACCTACATCCCAGTCTTTAATCTCCTTTAGATCGCTAGAAGATAATCTTAGACTAGGTTTCATCTTAGACTTTTTAACAGACTGCTCTTCTTCCATATCTTTCATCTTTTGCATATTATTGTATTGGTAAATTAGTTAATTCAGGTACAGCACTTTCAGGCGGTAGTTCAGGAGGTACACCTTGTGGAACTTGTCCTGGAACCTGACCTGGAACCTGACCTTCTGGCGGTAAACCTTGTTCTTGTCCTATAGCATAACCCATAGGATCACTTTGCCATTGTACTAAATTTTCAGCCATCTCTTTAGGGTTAGGCATTTCAAGTAACTTATATAAAGTTCTAGGATCAATAGCACTAGCACTCCATAAATCAACTGCTTGATGACTTTTAGTAAGACTATCTTTAGGGATCATAGACCCTTCTTTAACACTAACAACTAACTTAGTCTGTAATAGATCATCTTTACTTAAAGCTATTGTTTCTCGGCCACCTTCTTCACCTAAAATAGACCCTACATGTTCTTCATCGTAATAAACATAATACATCTGAGTAAACCAGTTATAAACCTGATCATTAAACTGTTCTAAATACTCTACAACACCACCACCGATTCTATCAGCGTCTTGACCTCTGATCATAGCTTTACCTCTAACAGTTTTCTCTTGCATAGTACCTTGTGGACTAAGAGCAGTAGTACCGAACACACCTCTTAAAGAATTACGTTTATCTTGTAGTTCATTATAAACATCAGAAGGTAACGATAACCCTGACATCTTAGCAACTGCACTATTCGGATCACCTTCAGGAATAACAGCAACTCCACCTTTACGCATTCTTCTAGGTAAAGAGTTAGCTTCTTCCTGACTTAAACCAGCACGTTTACGACTAACAACCCAACCACCATTCATATTATCCACGTTCTTATCAATCTGAGCGTTACGTTTATTTATAATCTTCTGGTTCTCTATATTCTGTTCAATCAAACTAGTAGTGTCATACGGTGTATCACCTAAATTAAACACTGATAAGAATACATAAGGTTTACGTCTATAAGCGAAATGATTTTTACCTTCAACTGTTCTAGGTGTAACTGTCTCTTCACCGAACTCATCCATATCAATATCTTCTTCTTCAGTATCATAATTCCAATGGGGATTCTTAAGTTTATCTAATACTTTACCGTTATAAGTCCAGAATAAAGCGTCATCAGTCCACCATTCAGTATATTGTATTTTAGTACCCATCTTACCTTTAACCTGTTGTTCGATATACTTAGCCATACTAGGAAACCTAGCAGCTACAATATGTGCTGTTTCACTTCTTAACTCACCTGTATATTCACCAGTATAATCACCAGATTCAATAACAGAATCAGGGTCAAGTATCATCTTCTTAGTTTTTACCACTTTATAAGTAATATCATTAGTACGTTCATCCCAACCTATTTTAGCTACACCTAAGAAATCTAAAGCCCAGAACCGTATAACTTGTTTATTCTTGAGTTTAACTTTCAAAACATCTAGATGATATTCAAGCATCTTACCGACATTATCAGCTAATTTACTCTCTTTTTCACTAACCTCAGTACCAGTACCAGCAGTAACTATAGGTTCAGGGTTTTGTTTAGTAGCCTGTGGTATAAAAGTCTCTAGAGATTCAAAGATAAGATTATCAGGATTAGGTGTTTTATCATCACCACCAAGTAACCCCATAACATCACCATTACCTATATCAACAGTACCTTTCCAATATTTAGTACATAACTCCTGTCTTTTCTTTAAATTAGCGTCATAATGATTCTTCCAAGAAGTAGTCCACATCTTAGCTAACTTTTCAAGTTCATCATTAGACATATCCAACTCTAACTCAGGAAGGTAATCAGAAATCACACCCTCCTCTAACTCTTCACCATCTTTACCTACCTTATTGATCATTCGGCCTAACCCGATATAACCTTTGAACCTATCAAAAAATGTTTTAGCCATATAAATATAAATTAAAAAACACGGAATTATAATAAATCCCGTGCCCTTAATAGATTATACTAGGCCACTAAAAAGAAAGCACGGGAGTTTTTCCTTCTTAGTTAGCCTAATACAAGCTACTAAAGAGTTTCCCGTGCTTTAAAAATACTGTGTGGCGGACAAGTAAGCCTGCAGTCTAGTCCTGGCCGCCACTATGTTAACTTAAATATACTTGGTTAATACTGTCTCAAATAAGTGTCTGCATTTGTATCACTATTGATCTTCTTAGCTAATTCAACTCTTCTTTTAAAGTCTTGTGCATAATAATCATTAAAATCTTTATATTCTGGCTGAACAACTTTATCTAATAATTTACAAAACAAATCGTTAAAATTCTTATTAGTAAGCTTACCACTGCCTATTAATTTGTTATTGTAAGTTGTTTTGTCTTCCATAGTATTATTTTAAACTCCAATCTACTTTATCTATCTCAACTATAGGGCAATTAATAGGATCAACTAGAGTACCGTCTATATTAGCTACTGGAGCTGTTCTTACTTTAATTAAATCATCATCACCACCGTATACTTTACCACCGCCGAAAGATAAAGCTTTACTCATCCCAACTCTCCAATATATTGTAGCATGGATCCAATCATCACGACCACTTCGCATCCATTTATACTTAATAACACCTAGATTATCTTCTTCACTTACTCTATAAATATTATCCCAATGTTTCCAGTAACCTTTAAAATCTTCTCTAGTACCATTCAAAACTATTCTACGTCTCTTAAACTCACCAATAACAAACTGTATCATTCGATTACGGTCTACTATAACATTACCATCTTCTTCATCACCACTACCCCATTTAACTAAAGTTAAACTCTTACGGTCTTGTCTATAATGACATAAGAAAACTCTACCGATATATTTATCCTGTAACTGTCTAGAACCTATAATATCACCACCTTGATCAACCACAACTATAGAATCAGGATACATACGCATTAGTTTCTCTATCTCATCATAAGGACTTTCACCTTTATGAGGATCATATTCACTTATCTCTTTCGATTGCCCCCAGTAGAAAATACCATGTTCATTGCCAACCACAAAGCGTAACCGAATACCAGTATCAACACCAATAACAACCTTTCCAACCATAGGGTTAGTACGAGTATCACAGCAACCCAATATATCATCTTCATTAACTTTATTACTACCTCCCACATACGGTAAACCTAATATCCTATTAGTGAAAAACTCTTCAGTAACATCATCATCATTAAACTTATCAATCAAGTAACCAGCATTAATCCAAGGAGCTATCATTAAAGGTATCCAGTAGCCCGAATACTCAGTTTTCTTATACTTCTGTACCCAAAACCCCATCTTACGTGTTCTGTTATCTAATACACCCTTACAATACTTACAAATATATTCTCTTCTTTCAAAACATATACTATCAGGCCATTCAAGATACTGTTTCTTTTTACAGTGAGGACATTTAATAAACCAATGTTTCTGATCAGACTTAGCCCAGTATTTACTAACACCAACTCCTGGAGCAGACGGATGACCGAAATGCCATTTCCACTTTAACTTACTATGTTGTAAACGACTATCATAATCACCGATAACCTCTTGATCTGAAAAGTCTTCTTCGTCATGTACTAATAAATCAGCAGTAACAGATATAGCAGCAGTCTTTGAAATCGTACCTCTAAAATATACAACTGAATCACCTACTCTTTTTTGTTCAATACTATCTTTATCTTTAGTCCATTCCCTTAATATAGGGTTGTTCTTAATAATTCTGTTTACCTTACCACTAACAAACGTCCTTACATCACCATCAGACGGCATAGTATAAATAACATCAACTCCGTAATTCTTAGCTACAAACATTACTTTATTAACAGCCAGTACACTAAACCCTATCTGAGCAGCTTTATAAACAACTAAATTAGGACTGAAATCTCTATACGGATCATATAAAAAGAAATGATCATTAAAGTCTAACTTCACACCCTTTTCAGTTCTCAACCCATTCTTCTGGATCCAGTTATGTATCGATACATTTTCTAAATTCATCTTTATACATCAAAAGTAATATCAGTATCAGCTATTATAATATTAGTATCTAATTTATTTATATAAATAACTTCACTATACTCTTTAGATAATTTCTTAACAGCATTAGTCATATCATAAGCAGCTACATTAATTTCTTTTAAAACTAAACTACCAGATACATTATCAATAACTTTACAGTGGTAATACTTTCTTGCTTTTATTTTATCAGCCATATTATTCTTTATCTTTATCTTTATTAATATCCTCTAATAACTTAATTCTTACCTTCTCTTCATATTCATCAGTAAGTTTCTTAAACTCTTTGAAGTTATCCATATTTAAACCATGTGTATGTTCTATACCACCTTTATGATCTATCTCAACCTCTTGAATAACAGGACACATCTTTAACTGTAGTTTATTAAATTCAGCCATAGCCCATTTATCATTCTCTTTTAATAACTTACCCATATTCTCCCACCAAATAGGAGTATACTTTTCTACATTATTTTTAATAGACTGAACATAACCGTAACCTTTATTACCGCCTTTATTACCTTTCTTACCTCCATTGTTTTTACGTCCATCTTCCATATTCTGTCAACTAATTTATTTATTCAACCTTAGTTATATTTATTTAACTATTATTCACTATACCTCCCACTCTAGCAGCACTCTAGCAGTGAGGGGCAAAACTATATCTTTGTATAACCACCCTCAAAGGCGTCTGCTGGAGACCATGATTTATAACCACCATCATAAACTACATAATAACCACCAACTTTAGGATTATGTTTTTTTACATATTCAGCATCAACCATAATTTCAGCAAAATCTTCTTCCTCAGCGATAATATAAGCTCCTCCGTGAGTATCTTTACCCTCTCTGTTGGCTCTATCTATATCCAACTCAATTGATTTAATCTTTAAAGCATGAACCACTTTATAAGATTTATACTTTGGCATTTCACACATTTCTTGATTCATTTTTTTATTATATTACTCATAATTAAAATATCCTCTACTAAATACGTATTTCATTATATATCTATAAAGATTTTTCTTTTCATCACTCCATATAAAAGCTTCTGTTTTACATAGATATACCCAAGTTTTTCTAGGTAATATTTCTACCATACATTTATAAAGATTTTATCTCTTTCTTCACCCATTCTTCTCTAAAATTATTATCTGAAGCTTTACTCATAAATTCCCAGTCATTACTTTTGGGAAAGATATCATTTGTATCCTTTAAAAACTGTTTTCTAAATTTATTCTCATCTCTACAACTCTCTTTATCACAAACTTCTTCCAATTCTATAGCATTTTCATCAATTATTCTAATATTCTTAGATCCACACTCACGAATATGTTTAGCAATAAATTTAAAACTATCAACTATATCAAAATTCCCCCAACCCCACGCCTGCCTTGATAAAAACCCACCTCTTTCTTTACACTCTTCACAATAAAAATAATAATAAGTACCCATAGTTTTATATTTATATATTAATACTTTACTATACTACCCAGCCAAGAATACCACAGCTTGGCTAGGGTAAGCATAATTTGGAAACTTTTACCCCCCAGAGAAGGGATAGTATAATAAACTATTTCTTTTTCTTTTTATAACCCATATTATTATTATTCATCTTGTTTTAAATATGTATCAATAAACAATCTAGCTGTTACTTCATCCTTAAATCCACCTACATGATGAGGTACTTTAGTTTTCCAGTGATCTTTATATCCATTAGTTATATAAAATTTACTACCTTGTTGAGAGCTTATTCTATAACCTTTATGGAAACTATATATACGACTTAATGACATATTATAATATTACGGTTTTATTATTTCTGATTTTTTAGGTACTTGTACAGCAACCAGAGTAGCACTTACTTTACCCATAAACCACATCATTTGTGGTTCTAGCATGTAACCATGTTTCTTCATTAAAGCATCATACTCAGCTAAGAAATTCTCACCTTTCTTCTTACGTTCCTTTTGATCTAATTTACTAAAACTCATAAATTTAATTTACTATTAATGACCTATGTAATTACGGTCTATCGGGTAGACTATGAAACTACCAATTACATAGAGCATTAGCAGTTAACTAACTTATAGTGCCTTCTGTAGCTACGGACTAGAACATACATCTAGGGTAGGCCAGCACGGTCTAAAATATACCTACCAACCACAGAAAGCTATATAAATAAGCTAATATCCTCTTTTTTTATAATAGTCCTGAACTTCTGGATCAGGGTGCGCATCAGCTCCATAGGCTTTTATAAACTCTTCATTAACTTCTGTACTACCTGTAGTCTTTTTCCTATCAGGCTGTAAAATGTCTTTCTTCTCTTGTAAACTTCTATGTTTAGTGGGGGCTTTATTACCTCCCATGAAATGCATGCTCATATTACGCTATTTTAATATCCTTGCCATCAGATAGCTCATTTAATTCATCTTCTATTTTATCCTCAGCGAAAAAACCTTTCTCTTCTTCTTTCATAAATTCTAAAACTCTCTTTGTTCCACGTGGAACAATTGTCTTTCCAGCTAATATTGATAGTATACCCATTAAAAGGCCTACTATTATTCCTAAGATAAAATACATATTTGTAAAATTAAGGGAGTTTTTTAGGCTCCCACTGGCTTTATTTACCAGGTATTCGAGTTGATTGTGTGGTAGGAGTACATTCAATAGCCTTCTTGTCCCAGGATACTTTAATCTTAGTACCGATAGTGATACCAACCATAAGGAAGGTAAAGGCTGCCAGTATAGCGATAAGTTTCCAGTAAAAGTTGAATTTCTGTTTAGCTGATTTGACAATTGTTTCACTCTCTAATTTAGCTGTTGACTCGATCAAGTTTAAATAACGATCAACTACTACATCAGGGTTCTCAGACTTCTCTATATAAGCCAAGAGAACAATTTCACTAGGTATCGGTAAACTAATCCAGATACTATCTTTTGGGGTTTCGGGTTTATCCATTGTAAATCCTCCAAAAAAATGAACCAAAAAAAACACCACAGATATTACGCCCTACTCCAAGTAAATCTATTTTTAGTGTTATTTAACATAACTATTCTTTAGTTTTATTCTATAAGTATACACCTTTTAATACATAAAGTAAAGACTAAATATACACAAGTTATCCACATCTACCCTTTTAGTTTTCCTAGAAATGATATATACTTAATTAAGGCGCACAAAAAACTAATATTTGGAATCCTAGTAATAGGGTTCAGGAACAATGGTTTACATTAGTTTGCCACTGCGCCCCTGAATCTTTTTACTAGGATTTTTTGTTTGTATTATACTAGGGTAGGGGAAAAATAGATAAACCTAATTGGACTAATTTATCTCTATTACAGGTAAGGAAAATCCTTTTTCAATATAGTATTAGCTTATTGATTGCAAGTTTGAGTCTTGCCCCTAGTATTATATAAGTAATTTTGTAAAAGATATATGAAAGACATTCGCATTGTTATAATATTTATTGCCTGCTTATACTTTGGATTTGAGTATAATAGCTTTTGGTGTTTTTTAGGGGCATACTATTGTTTTTTTGAAATAATTTAGTAAGGAGTATTCTGGGAATGGCGGAATAGGTAAAATGTAACTGACAGCTGAAGGTAAGCCACGTATTCAATACGTCCCCTGCCAAGAAAGCGAAACACCCGTATATAACACCTATTAGTCAGTCGGGTATTGCAGGGTGACTATACGAGTGTCAACCCCGATTAACGGGTAATAGTGAACCTCTCGGCAAATCCCTGCTTACCAGTATACTCTTTATTAACTATTAATATATGAACTATCTAAAAGAAACTAACTGTTGTTCTTAACAGGGGAACTATTAAATAATGGTTCTCTTCTAAGGCCGATATACTAAGTACACTGATGGGAAACTACACAATAAAAACTATACTCTGACAAGAGAGGTAGGAACTAA